GATATTTAGGGAGTGTGGATATTTTAGAGAAGAGGTGTTGTGAATTGGGTGGATTGGTGTTATCTGCAAGTGTGTTAGGGGCAAAGTGTTTGAAGAAGTTATGGTATATAGCGAATGGAGTTGAAGGAGCGAGTTTGGATGAAGGGACTAAGCGGATTTTTGATATTGGGAAGGCGCTTGAGCCCTTGGCAGTGGAGTGGGAAAGGAGTAAAGGTAGAGAGGTGTTCTATAATATGAAAGATCATACGGATGAACCTGATTTTGTTTTGCGAATTGGGGAAGGGAGTATAGTTGGAAGGTTTGATGCAATTTTTGATAGGGAGATATTAGTGGATATAAAGACTTGTAGTTCGTATTCTTTTGCTAAGCTTCTTGAGGGGGAGGTTCCAGGGGAATGGTTAGTGCAGGTAAATGTGTACTTTTTTGGGTTAAAGATTGCAAGTTGCAGAGATGACATTAAGGAACTGGTAGATAGTATAAGGAAGGTAGGTATATATGGTGTGCATAAAGAGAGCGGAAGGACAGTAGAGGTAGTGAGAGATCCTGATCCAGNGATTTTTGAAGAGGTNTTGAGGAAGGCNAATAAGGTATTTAGTGTGAGTGATGTAAGTGNGTTGGATGTTGATGTAAGTGAGTGCCGCTGGTGTGTATTCAGAGGGGTTAGGTGTAAAGGAAGTGCAGTATAATATATATGTAAAAAAGGAAGTAGGAGGTGGTAGGGATGAGGAGTAAGGTGAAGACAAAAAGGGTTGATGTTGTATTGAAAGGTGGGTTATTGGAAGAGTTTGAGAAGTTTTGCAAAGAGTTAGGTAAGACGAAGTCGGAGGTGGTTAGAAGTGCTGTTGTAGAGTATCTTAGGAGGCAGGGGGTTAAGATTAAGGTAAATGGAGGTAATGAAAAGAGAAAGACAGTGGCTTGCAGAGTGGCTGAAGGAGTTTTTAATGCTCTTGAAGCTTTTGTAAAAGTTAGTAAGAGGAAGAAAGGAGATGTTATAAGGGAAGCTGTTTCGGAGTTTATGAAGAAAGGTAAAGCAAGGCAATTAGAGCTGGTAGAAGTAAAGAAGTAGGGTAGATAATGGATTTAGTAGAGTGGCTTCAAAGTCAAGGGGCAAAGGTAAGAAAAGGAGGGCAGGAGTATTGTGTCAATTGCCCAAAGTGTGGTGATACGAAGAAACATTTGTATGTTAATCCAGAGTTAGGCGTGGCGCATTGTTTCAGATGTGGGTATTCAGGTAAGGTAGAAGAAGTTTTAGTTGATGGTTTTGGGGTATCTTTTGATGAAGTTCGTGAGTTGTTAAAGTCTTTTAGAAAGTTAGATAGTAAAGTAGTAGGTTCAAGAGAGAAGGTAGAAGTTTGTTTCCCTGAAGGCAGTGTGGAGTTGCCAAAAGTAGGTAAAGGAGTAGAGAAATTGCTGTTGGAATGGTGTAAGGAAAGTAATGTGAAGTATGAGGATTTGGTGAGTATGAAGTGTAGGTGGTGGAAAGGTAGGCTTGTGATACCGTGTTGGAAGGATAGGGGTAGGAGGGAGTTGTGGTATTGGGTAGCAAGGGCAGTAAAAGATATTGAGCCAAAGTATATTAATTGTGCTGCGCCGAAAAGTGGAGTGGTGTGGGGTATTGATTGGTATGATGTAAATGATGATGGGTATTTATATGTATGTGAAGGGTGGAAGGATGCGTATAGGATGAAAGGTATAGCTTTGTTAGGTAAGGAAGTGAGTGATAGTCAGGTGAGACTTATTTCAGAGCTATCTAAGAACAGTAAAGTGAGGGTGCTATTGGATAGGGATGCTTGGAATGAAGGTGTGGTAGTTGGTATGAAGATAGGAAGGGTTTTAGGTTATGGTAATGTGGAAGAAGGTTTCCTGATAGGATTGAAAGATCCAGGTGAGGGGGAGAGTAAAGGAGAAGTATTGGAAAATACGGTGTTTGTGGGTATGGAGGATGGGGTAGGGAAGGTGATAGAGTTGATTAGAAAGTTGAGAATAGAGTTGGAGGGTAAAAGGTGGAGAAGTTTGAAAGTGTAACATGTTTAAGGAGAAGTGGTAAAAAATCTAAATAGGAGGTGAAGCAGTTATGGCGTTAGATTTTGAATTGTTAAGGAAGGAGTATCAAGAAGCTATGGCACAGCAAGCAACTGAGGAGTATTGGGTTCCCGATTTTGGGGAGAACATTGTGAGGATATTACCGCCTGTTGATGGGACGTTGTTCTATAAGAAAGTCGGAGTGCATTATAGGCTGGTAGGGTCTGGGATGGAATACTGTCCTAAGTTGACTGGTGGGTTGTCTTGTCCTGTTTGTGAAGTAGTAGAACAGTTGAGAAAGATGAAGACACCTGTGGCAGTGCAAATTGTGAATAGGCTTGCAGTGGTGGAGAGGTATCTTATGAATGTCATTCCGCTGAAGGAAGGTGAGGAGAAGATGGTAAGACAGTATCTTGCACCGAAAACTGTGAGATTGGCATTGTTGAAAATTGTTTTAGATCCTGACTATGGTGATATTACGGATTTGGTGAAAGGTAGAAACGTTGTAATAGAGAAAGTTCAGGCAAGTGGTGGATTTGTAAATTATTCTGTGAGAGCTAAGCCGAGAGAAGTTCCTGTGAAGGAGATTTTAGGTAGGGAGCTGAGGATGGAAGAGATTCCTGATTTGAATGAGTTTGTTAGTGTGAGATTGAAAGGGTATGAAGAGTTGAAGGCTGTTCTTTATGGTGGTGAGGAGGAGTTAGGGGTTGAGGGTTTGGTGGAGAGATATTCAGGTTCGGTGTTTGAAGAGCAGGGGAAAGTAGAGAAAGTGGAGAAAACAGAAGAAGTTGATGTTTTGAAGTCTAAGATACAGGGTGGTCAGTTAGATATTGAGGAGATGATGAAGGTTGCCAAGAAGATTGCTGAGCAGTTGAAGTAAGGCATTTGGTTAGAGTGTTGTCTGGTGGGGGTGGTGATGTTGGATATTATGTGTCTTTCTTGTCCTTTGAGAGGTAGAAGAAAGGTAGAGCCGGAAGGAGAATTAGATGCAGAAGTGGTCATTGTTGGGGAAGCCCCTGGTGAAGAGGAGGAGAGGCAGGGGCGTCCTTTTGTTGGATATTCAGGAAAGATTTTACGGGCAGTGTTGGATGTTTTAGGTATTAATGGGTCGAAAGTGTATATTACTAATGTTGTCAAGTGTAGACCGCCGAACAATCAGTTAAGTAAAGAGGTAGTGAAATGTTGTAAGGTGGGATTAGAGCAGGAGTTAATGAGACTGAGGAAGAAGAGGTTGATAGTGGCGCTTGGGTCAACTGCGAAAGAGTTTTTTGGAGTACATGGTGCTGTGAATGATGTTAGGGGTAATATAGTAGATACTAAGTATGGGAAAGTGCTTGTGACTTGGCATCCTGCGTACAGGTTATTGTTCTATCAGGATCCTGTCCTTGGGGTAAGTGCTTATGAGCAGTTTGTGAAAGATTTGGCAAGAGGGTGTATTTTTGTTGAGCAAGGTAGGATGTACAAGAAGGTGGATTATAAGGTGGTGGAAGGAGATGAGCTAAATGAAGTGTTGTCTAAGATGGCAGGTAAGGCAGTGGGATTAGATTTTGAAACTATGGGTAGTGATGTGTGGAGTGGAGAGTTTAAGGTTTTGACTGTAGGGTTGGCAGTTGATGATGAATGTTATGTTATAGATTTGGAGAAGTTAGGAGAAGAGAGATCAAAGTTATTTATGAAAGAAGTGTTTGACAGGGTGGAGAAGGTAGTGGTATATAATGCTGGATTTGACGTAGTAATAGGGATGAAAGAGTATGGATGGAAGATATATGGTAGGGATATAGAAGATGTTCAAGTGATGTATTATTTGTTGAACGGAAGGGCAGTTCCAGGTGTGTCGTTGAAAAGGTTAGTATTGGATTATCTTGACATAGGGCAGTATGGAATAGATTGGAAGAAGGTAAATATAAGGAATGTTCCGCGGGATAGGTTGTATGAGTATAATGCGATAGATGCGTATGTGACTTTGAAGTTATGTAGGTTATTCAAGGAGAAGCTAATAAGAGCTCCTCTCCAGTGGAGTAAGATTTTTGGTGTAGTGTCTCAAAGTCTTTATGATGCTTATGAGAAGGTAGCGAAGAAGATTTTATGTTTATGTCTTGAGTTACAGGTAAATGGAATGTATGTAGATGTGGATTATTTGGTGGAGTTAAAGAAAGAGTTGGAAGGTAAGAGGATGGAGTTTTTGAGAGAGGTTGTTGGTGTAAATTTGAATTCACCTAAGCAAGTGCTGGAGTGGTTGAGACAGGTAGGAGTGGAGGTAGATTCTACAAGGAAAGAAGTGTTGGAGGAAGTATTAAAGAAACAAGGAGGGGAGTTGTCGGCGGAGGCTAAGGCAAGGATAGAAAAGTTATTGGAGTATAGAGTGATAGAGAAGATGTTGGGGACGTATGTAGAACCATTTTTGGAGAAGTGGATAAGTAGTGATGGCTGTGTTCATTCTAAGTTTTCAGTTGTGTCAACGGATACAGGTAGACTTGCGTCGTCAGAGCCTAATCTGATGAATATTCCGACGAGGCTTGGACCGATGCTGGAGAAGGCATTTGTCAGTAGATTTGGAGAGAATGGAAGAATGATAAAGGCAGACTTTAGTCAGCATGAGCTAAGAGTAGCATGTCAGTATTCTAAGGATAAGAAGATGAAGGAGTTTTTTGAGTCTGGAGTGGACATTCATACGAAGGTAGCGATTGAGTTATATGGTATGTCTGCTGATGCACAGGAGGAAGTGAAGAAGGAGTTTAGAAGAAGAGCAAAGGGGTTCAATTTCGGTGTTATTTATGGAAGGGGGTGGAAAAGTGTCGGGGAGGAGTTGGGGATTTCTGATAAGGAAGCAAAGGAGACAGTAGAGAAGTATTTCCAGATGTTTCCGAAGTTGAAGGTGTGGCTTGATGATGTGAGGGAGTTTGTTAGGAAGGTTGGTTATGTGAGAACAATGTTTGGTAGGTTTAGGTGGGTAGATCCTGTTGGAGACTTGGAGGGTTGGGGGCAGAAGGCGGTAAATACTCCTGTGCAAAGTGCGGCGAGCGATATTGCTGCGCTGGCAGCTTGGAAGATAGTGGAAAGGTTGTATAGGGGAGGTTTTCAAGGTAAGGTAGTGAATTTTGTTCACGATTCAGTGATTGTAGACTGTCCTGCTGAAGAGGTAGAGGAGATTTGTCGTATAATAAAGGAAGAGGTGAGAAATATTGAGCTACCAGATGAGAAGTTTGTGGAGTTTGATATAGATATTGAAGTTGGTAGATCTTGGGGAGAATGCAAGGAGGGTTAGCTATGGAGAAGGTGTTTAAAGAGGTTATTAGTAAGTTGTTGGAGGAGAGAGAATATAAAAATAGTGATGAGAATTTTAGAGATACTCCAAAGCGTGTATGGAGTGTGTTTAATGAATTTATTCAGCCGAAGGAGAAAGTTTTTAAGGAGGTGGCAGAGATATTGAAGAAAGCTTTGTTTCCGTCAAGTTATAGCGGGATAGTGCTTGTTGACAATGTAAAGGTGTATAGTTTATGTCCGCATCATTTGTTGCCAGTGGAGATGGAAGTTGCATTTGCTTATATACCGTCGGGGAAGGTAGTAGGGTTAAGTAAGATACCGAGATTTTTGAAGGAGTTAGGCAAGTGTTTGTTGTTACAGGAGGATTATACAGGAGTGGCGTTGGATATGTTTATAGAAGTAGTGAAACCTGAGGGTGCTATGATAGTGGTTGAAGGAGTGCATTTTTGTATGAGGATGAGGGGGGTAAGAGAGAAGGAGAGTGTAGCTCAGACACTTGGTGTCAGAGGAGCATTTGAAGAAGAGGCAGTGAAGATGGAGGTGTTAAGTAGATTAGGGTTAAGTAGGAGGTAGTATGGGGAAGAAAGCGATTACAGTTGGCAGAGGGTTTGAGTATAGGGTAAGAGATTGGTTTAGGCGTGCGGGATTTGAGGCAAATAGGGTGCCGGTGTCTGGTGTTTCTCCAGCTATGAAGGGGGATGTGGTAGTTAAGATTGGAGAAGAGATGGAGTTGGTAGTAGAATGTAAAAGGAGAACAGGAGGGTATAAGGAAATGTTTAAGTGGCTTGATGAGGCAGAGAGTAAGGGTGTAGATATGTTGGTGTTGGGGGTTGGAAGACAGAAGCCTATTATAGTGATGAGGATTGATAGGTTTGTTGAGTTGATATTGAGGAGGAGGTAATGGAGATGGTGAGGGAATGCTTTGGGAGGTTTGGAGAGGGGGATTGCTTTGATTGTCAGTTTGTAGAGTTATGTTCAAGTTATTTTGTAGTAGAAGAGAATAAGGGATGCCCTCTGTTTGGCAAGGGATTTGAGAGTGCAAATGAGATATGTAGATTATGTACGGAGTATTTTGAGGGAAGGGAATGTAAGAAGAGAGTAAGTGGTAGGAGAAGATAGTATAACAAAAGAAAGGAGGAAGGTGATGTTTAGAGATTTACCAGAAGAGGAGTTGAGAAGGTTTTTGAAAGATGTATTTTTGATTGATGAAAATGAGTTAGAGGAAGATATGAAGGAGCACAGTTACAAGTATGCTGAATTAGGTGTATTGTTAGCTAAGGCAAGAGCGGAGTATGAGTCAAGGAGACTGCAGTTTCAAGTGCTTGAAGCAAATTTGGCGAAAAAGTTTAGAGAGTCACTGCCGAAGGTGACTGAGAAAGCAGTAGAGGAGTCAATTGTAAGAACACCAGAGTGGCAGGAAGCAAAGATGAAAGTAATAGAAGCGAAGCAGGAAGTGGATTTGCTATCTGCAATGGTGCAGGCGTTGGAGTCAAAGAAAGACATTTTGATTACGTATTTGGCTTGGAGGAAGGAGTTAGTAAAGATGGGTAGAGAGTTATAGAAGGAGGTGATAAAATGAGTAAGTATGCAGCTTGGATGGATGGTTTGCTTGAAGAGGGGGTATATTTTTCTCAGTTTAAGAAGATGGTAAAAGAGAAGTTTCCTGGTGTGAGTATGAGTTTAGGGGCTCATGTAAGGTATAGGAGGAGTCAAGGCTGGAAGATTGAGGAGAGAAGGGAAGGTGATGATGTTTTTTATAAGGTAGTGGAGAGACCGGAGAAAAAGAAAGAGAAAAGAGAAGCAAAGAAAGAAGGGGAACGGGAGAAGGTAGCGGAAGAGGTAGTAAGGGAGGAAGGAGAAGTTGCTGGTAGAAAGGCGCTTTGTGGAGCAGGGGTGTATATGTTGCAGGAGGTAGGGGATAAGTTTAAATTGTTTGTCAAAGTAGGGACAGAGACTAAGACAGTAGAATTTGAGCAAGGATTGATGGAGGATATAATTGGAGGTTTGTTTGGGGCTGAGGTTGAGATTAAGAAAGTAGAAAAGGAAGGTGGGGTGGAGAGAGGGATTTTTGTTTTGTACAAGATGGTGTAGTTAGGTGATGTGATGAAAGTTTTTTGTTTTGGGGATATTCATTTTGGGTCAAGCAGGTATTCTTTTATAAGAGATCAAGAGGAAAAGCTTTGTGAATGGGCTTTAAGTTCGGTGAAGGAATGGAAGTGCCGGAGAGTAGTTTTTCTTGGTGATTGTTTTAGGGAGAGGTGGCATAGCGGTAAAGAAAAAGACAGGGTATGGATGCTGTTTAAGGAGATTGCAAAGGAAGTGG